GGTTTCGTGGGCCACGATGGATACGGCGACTTGGGCATTCAGAGGCATCGGTCAGTTTCCCATGACGTAGATTTCGTATTGCTCGCCCTGCACGCCGCCAATGCGGAGTATGCTGCCGCCCGAAGTCGTCGCGAAGCCGCTCGAGTTCGGGCAGGAAAGCAGGAAGGCGCCGCCCTCGCGGATCGGATAGCCCCTCAAAGTCAGCGAGCCGAGGTTGATCATCGGCGAGAAGTTCCAGCCCACGAAGTCCTGCACGAAGTTGCGGAAGTCGGTGCCGCTCCAGCCAGCCGTCATCGCGATAGCCGACGTTTTCGACAGATTCTTGATGCAGATGAGCTTGACGATCGCGATGCCGCTTGAGAGCAGGTCGATATCGTCGTGGCCGATGGCGCCGAACGTGCGGCGGTCGCTCCAGACCTTCGAGCAGTCGCCGACGTCGAACGAGAACGAGACGGGATGCTCAGTGGAGGCCCGCGTCAGCCCGACCTGCTCGGTGCGGGTGGCCGACACGTTCGCCTGCACCGTCGCCGTCAGGCTCATCGGTAGCCCCCCCAGCCAGAAGCCGCCAGGAGCGTCTGGAACGTCATCGGGATGTTCTGAATCTGGAGATTCGCAGGCGTTACCGGCTCCCGGTTGGCGTACCAATGGGCCACCAGAAGCAGAATCAGGTGCTTGAGCGTCGCCGGCACAGTCGATCCGCTCGAGCCGTAGCCAGCCGTCCAGCGGACGAGCACGCTGTTCTCGTCGCCCCGCACCGCCGGCCAGACGCCGTTGTAGAGCGGGTAGATTCGGCCGGGGGTGGCGTAGACGTCCACCTGAAAGGCGTTCGCGGCACTCGTGATCGTGTTCTCGGCCCCGCCTTCGTCGCGGTAGACGACCGTCACCGTCTGCGGCTGCATCGGAGGCCGCGGCAGCGTGATCTCCCAGAGCGGGAAGGCGTCATAGCGGGCCTCCCAGACGGTCGAAATCATCGACACGTCCAGAATGTCCTCGCCGTAGACGCGAGCCGCCGTGATCAGCGTGGAGAGGTAGGCGTCGTCGTCGCTGACATCGACGCGGCAGTGGGCCTTCGCCTCGGCCAGCGTCACCGGCTCGACCGCCGGCTCGGTGTGACGCCGAAGGCTGCGATACGGCGTCAAGCCGACCGACGGCGACTGCGGGACGACGTAGACCAGACCGTTTCCGGTGATCATTTCGGCTGCCTCTTCCTCGCGGCCGATGTAGAGGCGGGCGATGCCGTCGCCCCAGTCGAATTCCTGGCCTGCCTTGTAGCCGCCGAACGACCGCAAAACCTTGATCTTCATTCGACCACCCCCCACGCCTTGGCGTGCGGCTTCCGCTCGGCCCAGTAGTCCGTCGTGTGCTGCTGCACCTTGCCGTCCTCGGCCTCCCGCGACGGCCAGGTGATCATCAATTCGGCGTGGCCGATGCTGATGTTCGTGGCGATGCCCAGCTTGTTGCCGGCCGCCTCGAACTTCCGCCACATATAGATGTCTTCGTCGGTGTGCCCGCCCGTCCACTCGCCCTGCTCATTGGCGACCGAGAGGAACCACGGCTTCTCCATCTTCTTGAGCGCCGCCGTCTTGATCGGCGTGCAGCCGAAGTGAGCCGTCGAGACGGGCTGGACGGGCTTAGAGAACCAGTCGTCGCCCACGGTCGTCTGCTCCTCCGGCGTCTTGCCGGCGAGAGCGAACATCACCGCGTTCGCCTCGCGCTTGGTCTGGAGCGGGGCGATGGCGTCATAGCCGCTCCAGTAAAGCAGCGTGATCAGCGCCTCGACCGTCTTCGCCGTGAAGATGCTGTCGTAGTCGATCGTCAGAATGACGTCATAGTCATTGATGACGGTTTCCATCGAACGCTGGACGCATTGACCCCAGAACGCACCGGAGTGCTTGATGATGGGAATCTTGTGGGGCGTCAGCGCCTGCGAGACGCAGAAGAAATTGTCAGTGAAGCCGAGGCGAGGGGTGCTCATCAGAGCACAGACCTTCACCTCGGCTTCACAGTTACCGACACGCAGCATCATGGGGTTCGCTCCTTATGAGGAGCGGGCGCGCATCCTTGCGCCTTACCCGGCCATCATGGCCGTCCCGCTTGTACGGGATCAGCCACGGACCCAGGCCAGCGAACCGGCCTGCGACGCATTCTCGGGCGACGTCTCAGCACGCGACAGCCGGCCAGTGATGGCGATGTTCGCCGAAGCGCCGGGGGTGTACGCCACGCGGAGGTAGCGCTTCCGGGCCTTCGTATCGACATCGAGCTTCACGACCGAGGTCGCCGCGGTGCCGGCCGCCGAGATGGCCGGAACGGTGAAACCGCTCGCGGCACCCATGACGAGGCCGGTCACGTCGGAGTAGCCAGTGCTGGCGGCGTCGGACTCCTCGACCTTGAGGGCGTTCGCAAACACCGTCGAGGCATTCGAGGCCCGCATCACGGTGATGCTGGCATGGTCGTAGCCGAGCGTGTCGATGACGAGCGTCGAGGTCGCCGTCGCACCGACGGCAGCCGCCGAAAGGTCACCGATAACGCGGTCGTTCTGGGAATGGATCATGCTTCAGGTGCTCCTTGTGATCACGAGGCCGCCGACTTGAGGGCGACCACCGGGCCGACCTCGCTCGTCGAGCCGAGAGAGTGATGGTTGATGTCGAACCGCATGGTTCCCTGGAGGAGAACCTGATCAGTCGTGGCGTAGACCTGATCGAACAGCCGCACCGAGAAGTCCCGGCGACGAGCGTAGATCGAGGACAGGCCGAGGTTGCCGAACAGCACCTTCACCCGATTGGCGTCGGCGCCGAGGGTGCTGTTCATCACATGCACCATCCGCACCGGATAGCCGAGGAAGGTTTCGCCAGCCGCGGAACCAAGCTCGGCCACGCTGCCACCAGCGGCGTACTTCAGACGAGCGATGCTCGCTGCGTAGCCGGCGGGGCTGACGTACCAGGCCGCACCGCTGCGGGCGTACATCGGCAGCTTGCCCATCGCACCGAGGAAGTCCTCGATGTCGAGAGTCTCAAAGCCGGTGTTGCCGGGGGCCGCGGAGTGAACCGAAGCCGTGTGGCTGCCGTTGTCGATCTTCGACACGATGCCGCGGATGCCCCCCACGCTCCCGCTTCCGTCACCAAGCCAGCCACACAGGTCTACCGTGTAGGCCAGGCTGGTCGAGAACTCCTGGGCACAGGCATCTGCCAGCGAAATCAGGGCGTCTTCGACGACCTCGCTCGACATCCGGCAGGCCACGGCGAGCTTCTTAGCCGTCAGGCTCACGTTGCCGTAGGTCGGCTCGCTCTCGGTGATGGCCGAGCCTTCGCCGATGAAGTAGGCCGACGTGCCGGTGAGCCGCTTCGGGATCACCATCGTGTCGCGGGTCATCGTCACCGTCTCGACACCGCTGGCAGCGAACGTGCCATAGGTTTCGACGAGACGAATCACGCGATTGGCGAACTCCTCGGGTACGAGGGCACCGCCGGAGGCGTTGCTGCCCTCGCTGAGAGCGCGGGCCTCGACGCCGTGATCACGGCACCACCGGAGATCGTCCGAGTTCTTGAACACGTTGCCGCGAATCCAGCGGCCCATCTTGTATGCCTGCTCGACGGCCTCGGGGCCGTCGTTGAAGGCGCGGAGGGTCGTGTGATGCGGGTAGATCGCCCGAATCTCGGTCTTCCGCTCCTCCGCAGCAGGAGCCGCGGCGGGGGCCGGCGCCGGGGCGGCCTTCTCGACCACCGCACGGAGTTCAGCCTCCTTCGCAGCGAGCTTGCCCTCGAACTCCAGATCGGACTTGACCTTGTCGGCCTCGTCGGAGAGCTTCCGCAGCTCGGCGGTCTGATCCTCCGACCGCTCGGCCACATCGGCCAGTTCGTTCATCCGAGCGGCCAGAGCCGCAGCACGATCCTGAAGACGCTTGAGGTTGCTCGCCATGTTCGGCCTGCTCCTAACTGAGCCGGCCAGGCGGGCATGACAGATGCGCGACGGCCGGCGGGTGATTGCTTCCCGCAAGCGCGCCGCGCCTTGAATCCTCAAGGCACTCGCACTGCTCTCGCGACATCCATCGCGAGCGTTGTATCTACTTGTAGGTTATCGTGCGTGACGCACGCCGTGCAACGGAGTCGAAAGGATCGCCGCCTTCAGCGCCGCCGCCTTCCCGATGTAGTCGGTGGTATCGACGACCACTTCGGCTGCACGAGCCGACTCGGCCTCAAGCTGCTTGACCTTCCTCGCCGCCCAGTTCTTCGCCGGTGTGCCGCCCCACAAGAGCCACGCCACGAAACCCGGCTTCTCTTCGCCCGGCGTATCCCAGCCAGGCGACTTGCTCGCCGACTCGTGCCGCGAGAACCACGCATTCATCTCGCGCACCCAATCGTTGTTCATCTCCTCGCGGCGGGCGAGGCGGTTCGCGCGGGCCACCGTCTCCGGCTTCAGCCCGTCGCCGCTCTTGCCTTCTTCGTGGAGCCGGAGGCCACGCTTTGCCGCCGCCGCCATGCCGGCCGTCGGCTTCAGGCTCACGGCGCGTTCGTCGTCTTCTTCGACTTCGGAGACATCGGCGTGGGCCGACAGCTCCGACATCCGCTTGGCGACGAAGTAGTCACTCTCCTCCCACATTCCGTCATCCGACTCCCAGAGGCGGATCAGGACGGCCGGATCGTCAGGCGTCGCCTCCATCGGCTCCTCGGAATACTCGCCCAACTGCCCCTCGGCCATGACGTGCTCGACGCGGCCGACGCCGCCGTCCCACGCCACGAAGTCGCCGGGGGCGTGCATCACAGCCGCGGCCCGCGTCTCACCCGCGGCTTCCACCGCTGCGTTTTCGCCGGTTTCGGGCTGCGGAACAGCCCCCGCAGAATCTTCGACCACAGGGATATCCGCTCGCTGCTCATTCGCCATCTCCAGGGCACGCTTGCTGACGTAGGTTTCGGTTGCCAAATAGGCCGGGGTGTCCACGGGGCCGGCGTCGCCGAGGAACGAAAACCGCTTGATGCGGCGGATCAGCCGGCCGTTCACGTCCCGCGTCCACGACTCGTCCTTCGGATTCGAGCGGAAGGCGAAGCTCGATCCGCGGACATCGCCTCTCTGGATCAGCTCAACCACGTCGGCCGCCGACCGGGGCGGGTCGATCTCGTACCGCAGGCCACGCTCGTCCACCGCCAGCCGCATGGTGCCGCTGGTGGTGCGGCCGATCACCCGCTCATGGTTGTATTTGCCGAAGACGTCGGGGTTCGACCGCATGACATCGTCGAACGCGCCGCGTTCCACGATCTCGACGAAGCCTCCCAAGTCCTGGGATTCCGATTCAAAGACGGCGGCGTAGCCCCGAATGACCGTGCGGCCATTCTGGTCTTCCTTGACTTCCAGCCCCGGCACCTCGCCGATCAGGCGTCGCTCAAGTTCGCTCGATCCGTCCATGATCCAGTGACCTCCTCGTAAGACTTGCCACTGCGGTGGCAATCAAGAAGCAAATCCCGCGACTTCTCCATCCAGCCGGATACGAATCCGTCGATATCGCGGCCAGTAGCCTCTGCGGCGTCGCACAACTCCGTTCGCATCCGCTGCTCGTGCGTCTCGAGCCAGGCCGCCAACTTGGCCGGCTTGTTGCGTCGCTCCAGAATCCCGTCGGCTTCGATGGCGGCGAGTCGCCGAAGCGTCGAAGTGAAGACGACTTCGGCGGCTCGTGACTCGCCGGCAGCGGCAGGGTCGGTCGGCACCGGAGCCTCGGGGGCCGGCTCGGCCGCAGGCTGCTCCGACACCTTCGTCGGCGCCGCCGTCGGGTTCCCCGGCGTGTAGTTCTCAAGCAGTTGCATATTGACCTGCACGAACCGCTTGTCGCCGCCTTCGACGGGGTTGTAGCCCAGTTGCTGACGCACCTCGTTGGTGCTGAAGACGCCGAGGTTCCACATCTCCCGCAGGAAACTGGCCCTCGCGGCGAAGTCGCCGACGAGTAGCGCAGAGACGTCGAACTGGGCGAAATACCGCTTGTCATCGACGACCAAGTCGCGGCGGCAGGCGGCCTCGAGTCGGCGCAAATCCGGCACCAGCGTGAACGTGACGAAGTCGATGGCCTGCTGCTCGACCGACGAATACGAAGACTTCGACAAGTCGCCGATCATGTAGGCCGGCACCCGAAAGGCGCGGGCCACCTCCTCGATCTGATGGCGTCGCGTTTCCAGAAGACGATTCGTGTCATTATTGACGGTCATCTCCTTGAGATGAGCGCCGTGGGGGAGGACGGCCGTTTTATGGGAGTTCTCTGGGCCGCGGTGCATATCCTCCCATTGCTGCCGGAGTCGCTGGAGCGTCTCGGGCTTCATGGGCTGATCGGTTTCAATGACCGTGCCGGCACGCGCGCCGTTGCCGAAGAACGCACCGGAGTGCAGTTCGGCGGCTCTCGCCAGGGCGATCGCGTCCCGCATCAAGACCGTCGGGATGTAGCAGTTCACGCCGTCGGGCGAGAGGCCGCGATAGGCGAAGACCTGATCCTGCCGGTAATACGTCGGCGTCGGGCTGTTCGGCTCAGAGTAGGCGTACCGCAGCCGGCC